ATGAGCGCCGTACTGAGATTGGTGCCGAACGCCGGAGCCGGCGACGACGATGGCGGGTTGACCGCATTGGAGCAGTGGGAGTTGTACATGCGCGGGGCCGGGCGTTCCAATCGGACCATTTCTGAGACGATCGGTGTGTTGCGGCGCTTGGAGAAGTTCGCCGGCGCGCGCGTCGAATGTGTGAGGCCGCTGGATATCGCACGGTTCCTCGGTCGCAAACGCCTCAAGCAGAACAGCCGCGCCGCCTACTACGGCTACATTCACGCGTTCTACCGGTGGTGGGGTGAAAATGGTGGCGTCAACGCCGCGGCGAATTTGCCACGGCCGAAGGCGCCGAAGGGCGTTCCCCGGCCCATCACCGATGAGCAGCTGCGCAATCTGCTGGATCTGCGCATGCACCGCCGGACCCGGGTGATGATCTTGCTCGCGGCGTTCGCCGGCCTGCGGGTGCACGAGATCGCGAAGATTCGGGGGGAGGATGTCGACCCGATGGCCCGTGCGTTGCGAGTCACGGGTAAGGGCAACGTGACCGCAGAGCTCCCCTTACATCCTCTGCTCGTGGAGGCTGCGCGCGGCATGCCTCGGCGTGGCTGGTGGTTTCCAGGGAATTCGCGGCGGGCCGGGCAGCCGATCCTGTCCCGAAGCGTTGCTGACCTCATTGGGGACGCCATGGACCGGGCCGGCATCCCGGGCGGCACGGCCCACCGTCTACGTCACTGGTACGGGACGAAATTGGTCAACAGCGGCACCGATCTGCGCACCACGCAGACGTTGATGCGGCACGCCCAGCTCAACACCACTGCGATCTACGTCCAGGTGGCCAACCCCAAGCATGCGGAGGCGATTAACCGGCTTGGGGTGACTGGCGATGAAAATGAGTAACCACCGAGCGTCGCGCCCGGCGGTCAAATCCTCGACACCATGTAGGTGTAGTTGTACATCAGCATGCGCTCGGTGCTGCGTTCCCGATCCAACTCGTCTCCGATGTCGAGCCTCAGGATCTCTTCGTCGTCAGCCAAAGTGGCCTCAGCCTGCTTCAGGGCCGCGTGATAGAGGGCGGTGCCGTCGATATATTCATGGTTCGGCCACCTGATGCTGCCGTGCCGCTTGTCGGGTTCGAGGGGCGTCATGGAGTTGATACAACCACCGCTGGCCGACACACGACCCCCGGCGGGGCCTCAGCCACGGTTTGGCAGTCCAGTTTCCTAACGTCAGCGCGTGTACGACGCCAGCTGTGCCGCGGCAACGGTGTTCGCCATGGAGTTTTCGCTCCAATTGGCCGCGTTGAACGTGTTGTTGTTGGTGATATTGACGTTCTTGCTGTTGTCGGTGTTACCGCCCTGGTGCACGGGGTCGGGCAGCCCGGCCGGACGCCCGTCGATGCCCTGCCCCTGGCCGACGACCTGTTCTGGGGTGGGACCGCCGCCGCCGTCCTCGCCCCCCTTGCCGGCGACGTTGGGCAATGCCAAGGACGCGCCCGCAAGGCCGCCCGCGATCTTAGTTACCCAGTTGTTCGTCGCGAGGTCCGAGCCCGCAGGTAGGAGCGTCTCCGCGAGGCCCTGCACGCCGATGCCCGCGGCCTGACTGCCGAACTGAATACCGCGGTTGACGAGCTGAATCATCGCCTGGGCGGCCGCCGCGCCCGCCTGGCCACCGAAGGGTGCACCGGCCATGCCCGCCGCGCCGATCCCGGCCTGAATCGCGGCCATTGCCATCCCGCCAATGCCTGCGCCGCCTGAGCCCTTGCCCTGCGGTGCTGCGACGCCGCCGATGCGGGTGGGGTTGGCCGTGTAGGGCAGCTGAGGCAATCCGGGGCCGGGTGCGCCGGGCTGGGGGCCGCTGGGGGCCCGTGGCACACCGCCTCCCGGGCCGAAGCCGCTGGGACTAACGGAAGGCGCGCCCGGCGGTATGTAGTCCCCAGTTGCATTGCCGGAGGCGTCCAGCCCCGTCTTCGACCCGTCGGCGTTGGTCCGCCACTGTGTTGCCGTGCCGGGGCCTACCGCGCCGCCGCGGCCGCCGCCGCCCGCCGGTCCCCGCGCAGCCGGCCCTGTACTGGCCGGACCTGATGAAGGTCCGGGCATCGACAAACCGGGTATCGACAAACCGGGCCCTCCCGAAGGGGACGCGCCGCCGGGCCGGAAGTAGTGCGACGTGAGCGCGGGGTCATCAGCCCCGGTACCGCCGATGCCGCGGTTGGCGGCCGCAGCATCGCTACCCCAGTTGAACGGTGTCCCGCCGGGCAGCGTGGCCTGCATATGCCCGCCGTTGAACCCGACGCGGAAGTCTCCGGGGCCGCCCATCCCGGGGATGAACCCATGCTGAGTCAACCACTGGGCCGCGTTCCCTGTTGCCATCGAGCGCCCTGCAGTCGGACGGCCATCCAGGATGTTGACGAGATCCTCTACGGCGCTTGAGCAGTCACCGAGGCCCCTGGACAGGTCGCCGCTGGCGTCGTACCGCCCCGCTGGGACGCTGGCCAGCAGCGCGGCATCGCCCGGGTATGCCCCGCCGCCTCGGCTGGCGGGGTAGTACAACGCCGCGCCCGGCGCCCCCTGACCGCCCTGGCCTAGTGAGGCGAACGGAGTGAGCTGATACTGCGAGCCGAAAGCGCCCGAGGCGGCCATTGCGCCCATGAGCCCGGATCCAGCCTCACCGGGCTTGTAGCCGGAAACGAGCTGGGACGCGGCCAGCCTTCCTAGTAGTGGGGCTGCGGCGAGGTTGGCGATGAACTTCGTGATGTTTTCCGCGATGCCCGCCAGACCCTTGCTGATACCGAAGTCCTGATCGAGCGCGGCGCCGATGTCACCCAGCTCGGACAGCCACGACTTGAATTGCTTGCCCTGCTTTCCGAAAATCTCGGCCCGAGCCTCGTACAGCCGTAGCTCGGACTGCTGCTGGTCGCGCAGCGCCTCCACGACGTCGTTGCGGGCGTCGAGGACGTCCTGCTCCGTGGCGTTCGCGTCGTGCTCGAGCTGCGCCAACCGGGCGCGCTTCTCGGCCAGCTTGTGCCGGGCGTCGAGGAAGGACGACTCGGCGCCGTACAGCGACGACGACATCGGCAGGTTCTCGAAGCCCGGCGGCAAGGTGGTGTCGTACGGCACCACGGGCGCTTTCGGCAGATGCGGCTTGCCGTCGCCGGCCGCGCCGGACGGCGGCAGGATCGGCCCGCCGGCAGGCCCGGGGCCGCCGTCGCCCGCTACAGACTTGGGTATGCGCGGGTCATACGGGCCCGGTGCCGTCGGACCGAACGGCGTGCCATCGGCCTTGAGTGGCCGCCCCTGCGAGTCGAAGAACGGCACCGACGACGGCGCGCGGTACAGCGGCTCCAATTCCTTCGGGATCGGCCCCCGGCCTTCGAGCCACTGCTGGTAGCCCTGCGGCATCTGGTGGTGCTGATCGAAGTACTTCTTGCCGGCGTCGAGCTTGGCCTGACGGTCGCCAGCGCCGGGGCCGATACTGCCGGGTGCTTCGCTGCCCTTCAGTAGCGGCAACAGGGCGATCAGCTCGGCCGGTAGCGCGATCGCGGACAGCGCGGCACTGATGGCCGTCGCGCCGGCAGTGGCGCTGGCGGGCAGTGAGACACCCAGTAGCGTGTTGATCGTCTGCAGGCTGGTAATGAGCGCCGAGACGCCCTCGATTGTCTTCCAGGCCGCGTACGAGCCGGCCACGACGTAGATCAGCTCTTTATGCTCGGCCAGCGCGCGGGCGATGGCGCCCAGCACCTTGACGACCTCGCCCGCAACCTCGGCCGAATTCTTGAAGAAATCGTGAATCTCGCGCTGGTGGGCCGTCACCCACGCGCTCATCTCGTCGAGCCGCTGCCGAAGCGTTTTGAGCACTTCGACGAGGGTGTTGCCCTGGTCGGTGGGCTTGCCGAACAGCGCGCCGAGGAAATTAGCGCCACCGCGGGCGATCGACGTCTGCACGTTCTGGATTGCGCCCTGGATCGTGTCGCCGGAGGCTTTGGCGAACCCGCCGGCATGCTGCTCGATCGCTTTCAGCAGGTCCTCGAGCCCAACCTTGTTCTCGCGGAGCATTTTCGCCAGCTCGGCCCCGCTGAGATGCATCGTCTCTTGCAGCCATGGCACGACGGGGATGTTGCGGAGCTGATTGGTGACTTCCTCCATGGACAGTTTGCCCTGGTTGGCCACCTGCAGGAATGCGTCGCCGATTTCGTCGATTCCGGCGCCCGCGAAGCCCGCCGCGTCGGCCACGTCGGTCATGAACCGCTTGAGGTCGCCCGTATTCGACGCCAAAGCCCTTGTGGCGACGGAGAATGCCTTATCGAGAGCAAATGGGGTGTCAAGCACCACCTTATTGACGGTGTCCATCACCCGCTGGACGTCGATGCCCGCCTTGCCGGTGGCCTGCAGCGTCCGGTTGAGGTTCTGCAGCCGGTTTTTCGCCGCGTCGATGGCCTCGTAACGCTGGAAGCCCTTGAACAGCGTGTATCCCGCCGCCCCGATCAGCCCGCCCGCGGCCGTGGTGAACGCCATGCCCAGCGCGCGGCCCGCCAAGGCACCGGATTTCGCCGCCGCGCCCTCGTAACCGGACATAGTAGAGGCGAATCCGCTGATTCCGGGCAGGGATCGGACCATCTCGGCGCCGAATCCGGTGCCGAAGTTCCGGCCGGCGAGGCGACCATGGGCGGTGAACTGGGTCGCGAGCTGGCCGCCGACGCGGTTGAACGCCTCGGCGCTGCTTTGGACCTGGGCCGCGAACGCCGCGCCTGCGCGGGTGCCGGCGGAGGCGAACTGCTGCACCAGCTTGTCGGCCTCGGTGCGCGATGACCGTTCATCGAGGCGGGCGACGATATCTGTGTGTAGTGCCATTACGCATCGCCTCGAAACGTATCGCGGCACAACAACTCTGGACAATCAAATGCGTTGCTGCACAACGGATTCCGCGGGGCGGGCCAGCAAACTTTTCGCCCCGTGTGTGAAAAAGTCGCGACGTCCGTCGCGCGACTCGACACCCCCCCGGTCTGATAATTTCGGCTGGGGGGGTTGCGTTGTGGGACAACGCTTTTCACGTTCACATCGTCAACCAATGCTGTTGCGCCACAGTACATTACGTGGCTTCATCGAGTTGAGTCGTCACCGCGTCGATGAGGTCGGGCTTGCTCATAGCATGAGCCTCGGCTCGCTCGATCCCGATAGCCTCGGCATAGTCCACCCAGGCGGCCTTCGGTGCAGCCTGCTTGGGTGGCAATGGGGCGGCGCCGGTAGGTGCTGCGGGCCCAGGTGCTGCTGCGGGCTCAGGCTCCGGCGCGAACACGTCCGCCCGCTCACCGCGGGCCAGCTCGTCCTCGGACAGCTCGAACCGCTGCCCGAACAGAGCGCGTCGTCTGCGTCCGTCGCCGTCGCGGTAGTTCCACAGCGCGACACCCAGCGTGCGCGTGGGCATCAGTGGAACCACGCATCGGCGGCGGCCGGGGCGTCCGCGTCCTCGCGGGAGACGCCGTGGCCCAGTTCGTGGATCGGCACGGCCGTCTCGTCGGGCACCGAGGCCAGCACCTCGGCCATGGCCGGGTCCGCCTCGATCAGCGTCACCCAGTGCCCGCGGCGAGCGGGGGTGATCTTGCCCCGACTGATGGCGTCGTCCACCGAAGCCTCCACCTTGGCCTTGGCCGCCGCGGCAACGATGCGACGCCCCTCCTGGGCGTCACGGCGCAGGGCGGTAATGGTGTCGGCGTCTATCAGCTCGAGCCCCACGCGGCGGGCTGCTGCGGCCACGGCTGACGGCTGTGCCGTTTCTGCAGTTGATGCCGTGACCGCGTCCCTGACCGTGGCCAGGGTGGTGTCGATGTCGGTGGTATCGGTGGGCAGACCGAGCGCATCAAGCAGCGCGGCGGCCTGCTCGTCGTCAAACATCAGTGCCATGGGGTGTTCCTCCTTAACCGGCGAGCCCGGTGAGTTTCTTTGCGGCGAAAGGACGATCGACTGCGAAGGCCGGCACCACGTACGCCTGAACCCACCAGGAGCGGGTGGCCTTGTCTTCCCAGATGTCAACGGTCAGCGGCCACTCGAAGCCCACGGTTCCGACCATGCCGCGCTCAACAGCCCAGGCGGTTCCGGCTGTGACGCGCGGGTTGGCGAACATGCTCTCGATGCCAGCGCTCTTGAGCATCGCGTCGAGCTTGTCGCCGTAGGCGACGCGCAGGCTGTGTGCTTCGTTAGGGTGCACTACCAGCAAGTTGTGCTTGACGCCCAGCTCTTGCAGATCGCTGGCCAGCTGGGCGGCCGAGAGGTCAGCGGTGGGCAGGTCGGCTGATGCGGTGAGTGTGTCGAGCGGGCCGATGGTGACCAACGTCGACCAGTCATTGCCCGGCACCACGTTGGCACCGGTGACGGCCGCGGTCAGTTCCGCCATGGCCAGCACATCGAGCTTGCGACTGATGGTGTTGGCCAGCTGCGTGGTCTGCTGATCGAGGTAGGACACGTTGTTGCGCGTGATTTCCTCGATGCCGACCTGAAACTTGCCCCCGTAGTCGGCGACCAGTGCCAGCTTGGGATCGGGGTCGACGCCCTCAACGATGCGGTATTCGCTGCGGGGTGCCCGCTTCTCGACGTCGGAGGTAAAGAAGTCACTGGCCTGGATCACGTTGTACAACATCCCGCCGCCGGTGACCTGAGAACCGAACGTGCGGAAGAATTTTGGGAGAAGAATAGTTTCATCCGCGAGCTTGGCAATGCGCGCCCTGATGTAGGGCGGTTGCTTGAGCGCGATGTCGACGGTGAGCCGGCGGCCGGACAGCTCGGGGATCAGTGCGTTGGGCATGTGCGGGTCCTGTTCTAGTAGAGGCTGATCTCAGCGTCGGCGCCCGAGGCGGCGCCGGTCATGGCGTAGCCGACTGCCACACCCGCATCGAGGGTGACGGCCTTGCCGGCGCTGCCCACCTCGACTTCGGCCCCGGCGGCGATGATCCCGGCGGTTGTCACCTTGACCACGCGGGAGTTGCCGCGGGCGATGGTCACCAGCTCGCCGCTGGCGGCATCGTTGGCTGCGACTCCGCAAACCCGGCCGGCGGCCGTGGCGGTGACCACGGAGATGTTGCCGCCGCTGGTGCGGTTGCCGTTGATCTTGACGAAGGTACGGGAGGTAATGCTGCCGCCCGCTTCGCCGGTGATGTCTTGGCCCGGGTTGTAGACGCTGATGTTCTTCAGGGTCGTGCTCATCGAATTCCCTTCGAGGTGAGTTGGGTACGGCGTCGCCGTGCGGCGGCCACTTTCACAGCACAATCTCGGGCACGCGCCGCATAGAGATCCTCGACGTCGGCCAGCGATTTCAACGACGTCACCGCGGGCCCGTGGGCGCCGAGTAACGCGACAGCCAAGATGACCATTGGCCACTCGCGGCCGTCTTGATCCCGAAAGTCGTACGCAGCCTCGATGCTTCGCTGGGGATACGCATACTGCATGATCTCGGCCAGCTTGGCGGGCACGCCCACGAAGTCGGCAAGCAGTGCCTGTCCGTCGGCCGACAGGCGCATGGCGTCGACGTAGCCCACTGCTGGATCTCCCTCGCCCAGCGGCTCGACGTGCCCGAGCTTGAGCGCCGGCCGATGCACGACGCCGGCGTTGAACGCCTCGATCGCACTCACCAGATCCTGTGTGGTGGTGCGCATGATCCCGGTCTTGGCGGGCCACCGACCCAACCGGACCAACTCGATACCGCGCAGGGTTCGCACGTCAGGCACGGTCAACTCCGCTTGGCCGCGCGCCGCTCGGCGCGCTCGACGACCGGCAGCGCAGGGAGCAGAAGCCGGCCGCCGGCACGGTGCGCGGGCAACTTCCCGCGGCGGACAAGATCGCGGACGCCGTTGGGCCCGATGCCAAGGATTGCCGCAGCTTCTCCGGTGTCGAGCAGGTCATAGCGGGCAGTGTGCGCCGAATCCTGCTGACTGCCAACTTCTCTGGCGTCTACGCGGCATGTCGCGGGGTTATCACTGGCGCGGGCAACAGATTTCCGAAGTTGTCTGATGAACTGATCGAGCTGAGCAGTCGGGGTGCGATCGACCAGCAACGCTGCAAGCGCGGCAAGCACATACTGCACATCCGGCACGCTGAGGACCACCCCGTCAACCCGCTCAATCACAGCCGCTCCTGAAGCTTGATCCACAGCCGTGTCACTTCTCGGCCCAGCATCACAGGCCGCAGGTGGCCGAATTGTTGTCTAAGCAAGGTGATTTCGTCGATGATCTCCTGGCGGGTGAAGCCTTCGACATCCATCGCACCACGCAGGGCAGCGCGCTGCAGCTGGTCTCCCTGGACGACCGCAAGCAGCCACTGTGCGCACCGCCAGCGCAGCTGCACAAGGTCGTGTGTGCTAGTCAGCGGCATCGCGCACCGCCTTCGCCGCGGCGGCAAGCTGGCGGGCCAGCTCGTCGGCTTCGTCTGCTGTCGCGGCGTATCGCTGAAAGCCGATGCGGATGAACACCCGTGGCGAGCCGATGTACTGGCGCGCCTCAAAGTCCGCGTCCTTGACGCCGATGACCTTCATGCGTCACCGCCTGGGTTGACCACCCGGCAGAACGCGCACAGCCCGTCGTCGCCGTCCGGTAGCTCACGGACACACTCGGTACATAGCGGCTGCAGCTCCGGCACGCCCTCGCCGAGGTGGCCTGGATCGGGGCTTGCAGTGACTTCGAGAAACGCGAACAAGCTTTCTTCGTCGTCGCGGTTAGTCATGGTGCCTTGGCCTTTCGGTCGGTGATGTCGGCGAGAACGCCCAGGAGTCGCAACGCCTCAGGTGCCGTTAAGTCGCCCGGATGAATCTGCGGCCAGAGCCGGGCGATATCACCCAGGATCGGACGTAGGTCCAGCACGTGAGACACGCTGCCCTCGACGAGGGCCGCTGCCTGCCCACGTCCCGGGAGGGGGTCTTTATAAGACCCCCCTCTCCGGGGGACACGTTGGGCGCGGCGCAGCCGGTGCGTGTCCCGATGTGTCCCGGCGGCATTGGGGACACGTCTGAGCTGGATATTTCCCGACAGCGGGAAGAAGGTTCGCGGACACTCATGTTCCGAACACCTCCTGGTAGGTGTCCCCGTCGACTTCGGGACACATTTCGGTGGTCTTTCGTGCCCTCACGGCTGCCGCGATGATGGAGTTACCGAACTTGTATTCGCGCTGGCGCAGCGCAAGGCGCGCCTTGCGTGCACCCGTATCGATAGGCAGGCGAAGGGTCTTCATCGCCTCGATGCACTGGCCGATTCGCTCGCGTTCAGAGAAGCTGAGCTTCGGCGCGATAGCGACGTGTCGCAGATGTGGATTGACCCGACGGTGCAGATGCATCTCGTCCGGGTGGGCGCTGCCGCGTTGGCGCTCCAAGCACAGTCTCACGCTTGCTTCGCCATCAGGCATTGGTTGCTGGCTCAGCTGCCACACGACATCGACATCATCATTCTTGGCTGAGGAACCCCGGGCACCGGCAGTCCTGTCCTTGCCGCGGTGGTCGAGTCGGACTACGGCACGGCCCCTGGCCTTCAATGGCGACAGGGTGTGTCGGTAGAGAGCGCGGTAGGTGTCGGCGCTGTTTTCCTCGCCTGCTACGACACGCGCAATCGTGTCGATGACGACCAGGTCCGCAGCGTGATACTCGGCCATTTCAGCGATGTCTGCGCCACCGGCCGGCCCGTCCAGTGGTGGCATCGTGGGAAACGACAGGTAGCGCAAGCCACTGAGATCATCTGGCCGATACCCCATGTCGCGCAACCGCTCAACAAGATCGTCGCGGCTGTTCTCGTGGTCCACGTAGAGCACACGAACCGGTGCCTGGCGAGGACTTCCCAGCGCCGAGCGCCCGGCCGCGATCGCGGCCGCGACGTCGAGCATCAGCAACGACTTACCGGCCTTCGCCGGCGAGACCAGCGAATACGACTGCCCCCGTGCAATGAAGTCGGGAACCAACCAGGCGATATCGTCGGGAGCGCCCTCAAACAGTCTGTGCCAGTCCAGAGCTGGATAGCGCTTGTGCGCGGCCATGTTGCTGTTACCTGCAACATGCTGGCTGCCATGAGGGGCGTGACGCAGCCTTAGGCCTTCATCAGCCGGCTCGTCTGGTGGCGGTACGTCGGCATAAGGGTCATCGATTATCACCCCACCGTCGCGATCGATCCACGGAGCATCGGGATACTCACGCCCGTAGGGGATGTCGCCCACGGCTACACCCCCGCCGTGCGGCGATGAACGGCCGACGCCAGATCGCGTCGGCCGATGCGCGCCAGGCCGCGGCAGGTCTTGGTATCAGCCAGCGCCGGCAGGCCCTGCGCGTCGAGGTGATCAATGGCCTCGGCTGCGGCCTCAGCCTGGCGATCGGTGATTTCACCACAACGCCAACAGGGAGCGTGAGGGTCGGCGCGGTGACCGCAATCGAGCAAGGCGCGGCCGCGTCGCCACTGACGCACGGCGCCGGAGACGGTAAGCTCTTGGGTATCTGCTGCTCGAGAATCTGCCGCCCGGTTGCCACCCGGGCGGCGTTCTCGTTGAGGGGGGCTCACTGGCCACCGCCGGCGGCATCCGGCTCGGCAATGCGCTCGGCGACAATGGCCTTACGGCGCCGCCTTGCCTGTGCCGACCTGAGCGCCATCCGCGCGAAGTGGGCTTTACGGAGATGTTCTGCGCGGACGGGATCGCCCTCGGCTGCGGAAAGAAATTTTTCGTCTAAAGCTCTGCGCGCCTTGGCTGTTCGAGCAGATCGGTCCGGCGTACGTGCCCACGAGTCATGGGCTGCGATTTGAGCGCGCAAGGAGCGCTCGGTCGGTGTCATGGTCAACTTCTCATCTCCGGCATGGGAGTTGAGCCACCTGTAGAGGGTGGCGCTGAGAAGCCGGCGCGGAATGCGCTGCTACGGGATACGGAGCCCGCTCGCTGTATTGAACGCTATCAGGAGCGTTGTGCAAGAGCGCGTAACTGAGTGACTGTCAGCGTGTCGGTTCGCTCAGCGAGGCTTTCAAGAACGGGCATGACGCGCTCCCATCGCAGCGTCAGACCCGGCAGCTCAAGGACCCAGCGGTACCCGTCGTCGGTCGGTATCGCTCTGACCGGCGGCCGCGGACTGTAGATGTCGGTACCGCCACTTGCCAAGATTGCATCCGACCGCTGCCGGGCCCTGCGACTTAGCGGCTTCCCCTCAATCCGCCAAGCCGCCATTGAATTGTCAATTCTTCCCGGAAAGGGTTCGGACAGCCATTCGTCGCCCCACTGTTCGTCGACGACGAACTTAACGAACGCGCACACGGTCTTGCCGATGTCATCGACAAGTTTGATTCGCGCGACTGTGGTGGTCAC